AGAAATGCCAACGGAAATCTTCGGGGTATTCTCGGAGAATAAGACAACAATAAAAAGGAACAAGTAACATGAACCAAGTAGCAGAAAAAAAAGAAGGAGCACTGCAGACAAATTTATTTGAAGCAGATGCAAACCAAGGCGCTCAAAATATATCGCAAGAAGATCTTGCGTTGCCTTTCTTAAAAATTTTGGGCCAACTATCACCGGAGGTTAACAAACGTGATGGTAAATATGTCGAGGGCGCAGAGCCGGGTAAAATCATAAACACTGTGACCAATGACTTGTATGATACAATTGATATCATACCATGTCATTACAAAAGACAATACATTGAATGGCAAGACAGAGGTGCTAGTAGTGGCGCACCTGTTGCAATTCACGAGGCAGATAGTGATATCATAAGCCAAACGACTAGAGGTAAAGACTACAAAGATAGACTACCTAACGGTAACTATTTGGACAATACCGCTAATCATTTTGTATTAGTCCTTGGTAAAAGTCCACAGACAGCATTGATTTCTATGAAATCTACTCAACTTAAAGTTAGTAGAAAATGGAACTCTATGATGATGGGGATTAAATTGCAGGGTAAAAACGGTTTGTTTACTCCGCCTACTTACAGCCACATTTACAAACTATCAACTGTTCAGATGTCTAATGACAAAGGAACATGGTTTGGTTGGGATGTAGCAAAAGTTGGTCCTGTAAGTGATAAGTCTTCTTATGAGATGGCTAAATCATTTGCAATCAGCGTAGGTAAAGGCGAAGTAGAAACTAAACCAGAAAATCAAGAAGCTAAAAAAACTTCAATAGATTTATAATATCCTAGGTAGTGGGCGTCTAAGCGAGAGTGGCGACGCCCATGTTACGTATGTTAGAGAAATTTATAAATATATTTGAAGGTTTAGATAGGGCCTATGGAACTTTTGTAAAAGGTAAATCTACCGGAATAAAAGCAGAAGGACGTAGTAGCACTGTAAGAGAACCTTTGACAAAACAATTGTGGCAGGATCACTTAGACGGCAAGTATCCTTCAATAGGGGTAATGCCTCTAAAAGATGATGGCACTTGTAAGTGGGGAGCAATAGACATTGACTTACCAGAATTTGATTACGAAGACCTTTTAAAAACAATTAGAAAACTAAAACTACCTTTGATTATGTTCAGATCAAAGAGTGGTTGTGCACATGTTTACATGTTTATGAAAGACTTCACTAACGCAGTGCAGGTGCAAAAAGTTATGAAAAAATTTGCTGCTAAACTTGGTCTAGCAGATAAATTAGATAGGACGTATCCGTTACAAACAGAAATAGATCCAAAAGATACCGGGTCTTATTTAAATTTACCGTACTTTAATCATGAGGAGGGTAGTAGATATGCATGGAATGATGAGTTTGAAGCAGCATCTATAGAAGAATTTTTTGAGATGTATGAAAAATATGCTCAAGATAGTTTAGGAGAATATTTAGTTGACGAAAAAATTCCAAAGAAAAAAGAAAAAGCAAAAAATTTAGAAGACTTATACATACCCTGTATGAAAAATTGTTTGAAAAGAAATGACAATAAAATACCTGGGGACATAGGTCGAAACGATTATTTAATGCATTGTTTTACATGGGCTAAAAGAGCAGAAAAACATGCGAAAGAAATACCAGAGTTTTCAAACTTTGATGCAAAAGATTTATTAAAGTATTTTAATAAAAAAAGTATGGAAAGTCCTCTACCAGAGGACGAGATAGAGAAGACAATATTTAAATCAGAAAATACCGAATATAAATATCTTTGTAAAAGACCAAACATACAAAAAGATTGTGANCCTACAGCATGCAGATTTCATATTTGCGGCATTAACAAGGATGAAGCAGAANAATTAGTAAGAGCTGAAGAATTGTTTGGAACTATAACAGAGTATACCAGTGAACCTCCTGTATTTTTTGATGTCGTTAAGGTCATTAAAGACTCTACTGATAATTTAAAACAAGTTCGTGTAGAATTTACTGGATCAGAAATTATTGATAAAAAATTATATTGTAACAAACTTTCAGACGCAGGTTATTTTCCTCCAAATGCTTTGTATCAAATGAAGTCAGATGACTTTAGGCAATGGCAATTACAAAGACTTACTAAAAGAAACATAGAAGAAGCGGAAGAGGAGACACAGAAGAAATATCAGTTTGAATCTTTAATTTATGATTTTGTAGAAAAAGCTACAGTCAGTTTAGAAAAACATAACATACAATGGGGCACTTGTTATTTAGATCAAAAACAAAAAACATTAGAGTTTAGAATAAAAGATTTAATGGACTATCTAGCATCTAAAAATGACAAGACGTCAGTCAGAAAAATATGTTTCGATCTTGCTAAGATAATGGACGCAAAAAGAAACAGAGGTGATTACACAGACAAAGTAAGTAAAAAAAGAGTTTCGTGTGTAACTTGGAAGTTTGCAGCGGACTCTAGTAAATTTGCAATAACAATAAACCAAACAGCAACAAAGCAATTAAAAAATGATAAAGATTAGAATAGCGGGACCACCAGGTACAGGTAAAACAACAAGACTCGTAAGAATATTTTACGAGTCTTTAGATAAATACTCTCCTGCGGATATGTTACTTATGTCTCATACTAAAACAGCTGCTAAAATTATCAGAGAAAAAATATTAGATCCTGAAACAATATTACAGTACCAAAAAGATACAGGCAAAGAAATATATCACAAAGTACAGAATGCAAAGAAAACTTTAGAGTATAATGTTTCTACTATACACTCGTATTGTAACGCCATAGCTAAACAAGTAACAAAAGGAATTGAATTTGATTTAGATGATTATGAGATAATGGCTCAGATGTATCCTTTGTTTAGTAAACATACGAGAAGTAAAAAATTTAAAGACATAGAATCTTTATTTAAGTTACATCCGTTTTTTAAATTTAACAGCTTTGCTAGAAATAACGGTATGAGTCCTATAGAATACTATTCTACTTTAGGCTTTGAAGAAAAAGATGATTATAAATACTACCCAGCAGAACTTCAAGAACTAGAAAAAAATTATCAAGAATTTAAAACTAATATAAAAGTAAATGAAAGAGCTGAGAACTTATTAGATTTTGACGACATGATAGAATATTTTTATAAAATAAAAGAAGCAAAACCAAAGTATGCTCACGTTAAAGTTTTAATTGTTGATGAAGCACAAGACTCCAGCGCTATTCAAAGAGAAGCTGAAAAAGCTTTATCATCAGGAGTAGATTATTTTTATAAAGCAGGAGACCCTGACCAATCCATATTTGAATTTTCAGGAGCTGACCCGGATGCTTTTCACAAAGAGTTTGCAAATCCTGAGATAGAATTNGAACAGGGATACAGGTGTCCACGTATTGTAAATGATTATTGTAAAAAAATTATAAAAGATGTTTGGGAACATTACGAGTATTCTAGAGTATGGGCACCATTAAAAGACAAAGAGACAGGAGAGATTATCGAAGGTGAAAAGTATATGTTGAGAGACTTAGAGCAGGACGAAAACGCAGGTGAACTAAAAAGACGTATATTAGAGACCAAGGAAGACTTTGTGTTTACGTACAGAGGCAATGATCCGATACTAACAATGAAGTATTTAATGAAGTTAGGTATCCCTTTTCAAATGCCATATAATGATCTACAAAAATTAAAAAGAAAGAAAATATTTGAAGACCCTTCAAGACAAATAAAGAATCAAAGGTTCTTTTTAGATTTAGCTAACGGTGAAAGTGTTGCTCTAAAAGAAATAAAACAAGTTTTAAAGTCAGTTAATCCTTACTATCTAGGTCCTAATTACAGCGCAGAGGCAGCAGAATCAATACCTAGAGGCAGTTACACTTTAGATTATTTAGTAGACGGTGGTTTTTTACAGCCTGGGGTAAAAGATATAAATGATTTTCAATTAATAAGTAACACACGTAGTATTTTTATGAAAAACTATATCAAAGATATTGTAGATAATAATAGGGACGTAGATAAGAAAAGAATTTTTGTAGAAAACATACACACAATAAAAGGAAAAGAATTTGACAACGTAGTGTTGGACTTAACTTTAACCAGAACAGAAGATTTATTTTCTAAAAAGAGAATGAAATATGTTGCATGTTCTAGAGCAAAGAAAACATTATGGTTAGTCAAGAGTAAAACTAAACTAACATTAGAAGGAGAGGAGGATAAAGATGACAAATAAAGATATATTTAAAGATGCGTTTCCACAAGACAAGCAAATTGGTGGGAATCATTATCGAAAAATGACCATACAGCCGTATGAGTTCATTGCAAAAAATGATCTTTCTTTTTTTCAAGGCAACGTAGTAAAATATGTATGCAGGTACAAGTTGAAAAACGGTATACAAGACTTAGAAAAGATTATACATTATTGCGAGTTGGAAATAAAAAAATTGAAAGATACTAAATGAGACCACCAGAGCCCTCAGAGATAGATATAAAAGATGGTGAAACAGTCGCGGTTGACTTAGAGACACATGATCCACAGCTAAAGACCCACGGATCAGGGGCCATAATAGGTAAAGGTAAAGTATGTGGTATTGCTTTAGCGTTTGGTGAGGAAAAATTATACATACCCATAAGGCACAGATACCCTGGACAAAATGAAGATCCTAAACTTACCTGGAAAGTTTTAAACAAAAAGATTTTTCAAAACGAAAAAATAAAAAAAGTATTTCATAATGCAATGTATGACGTCTGTTGGATTAGAGCAGAATCTGGACTTATGCCTAAAGGACCTTTGTTTGATACTATGGTTGCTGCATCTATTATAGATGAAAATAGAATGGGTAAAAAAAGATATACTTTAGATTCTTTAGCTAGAGATTATTTAAAAGAGAACAAATACAAAAACGATTTAGCAGAAAAAGCAAAAGACATAACAGATGATCCAATGTCTAACATGCATAAACTACCCTGGAATATGGTAAAAGATTATGCAGAGCAGGATGTAAGTTTAACTTTAAGGCTTTGGAATCTTTTTAAAAAAGAATTAAAAAAGCCAATAAATACAGGTGTTAACGACAAAAGTTTAGAAAACATATTTGATTTAGAAACAAGATTATTTCCTTGTCTTGTTGAGATGAGGTTTAGAGGTGTGAGAGTAGACGAGAAAAAAACAAAAAGTTTTGGTGAAGAATTATTAAAAGAGCAACAAAAAATATTAAAACAAATAAAAGACGATACTGGAGTTGACATACTTCTGTGGGCTGCAGATTCTTTTGAACCTTTGTTAAAACAACAGAAGATAACAGATTATAAAGTTACACCAAAGACCGGAAGACCAAGTATAACTAAATTATATTTAGAAACACACTCAAACAAATATTTAAAATTAATTGCAAAGGCTAGACAATTAAATAAATTACAAAATACTTTTGTAGGTAGTATTTTAAAATACTCACACAAAGGTAGAATACACGCTGACATAAATCAAATTAGATCAGATACAGGTGGGACAGTGACGGGTAGATTCTCAATGAGAAATCCTAACTTACAACAAATTCCTTCAAGGACAGAACAAGGTAGTAAGATAAGAGAACTGTTTATACCTGAAGAGAATTGTAAGTGGGCGTCGTTTGATTACAGCCAACAAGAGCCAAGACTTGTAGTGCACTATGCTTTAAAATTAAAAGATCAAGATATATCAGGTGCAAAAGACATGGCTAAGAGATACAAAGAAGAGCCAGACACAGACTTTCATGACATGGTTGCAGAGATGGCATCAATAACAAGAAAACAAGCTAAAACTATTAATTTAGGTTTGTTTTATGGCATGGGTAAAAACAAACTAGCTAGATCTTTAGAGTTAGAAGATGACGAGGCGAAAGATTTATTTGAACAGTACCACAGGGAGGTGCCTTTTGTAAGACAATTGGCGAACAGTTTACAGAAATACGCAGAAGAAAACAAGCAAATATATACGTTGGAAGATAGGTTTTGTCGTTTTAATAAATGGGAGCCTAGAGATAAATATTGGAACGCAGAAGAAGGTAGGTTTGTAGTTCAAAAATATAAAGATGACGAGAACGGAGTAAAACAGATTGTAGAAGAACAGGTGCCTATCTTAGATGGCATCGATGAAGCTAAAGATTATTACAAAGCAAACAGATCTTTAGAGCAACACAAACAAGATCCTTTTGCAGAAAACTTTGAAAATTTTTGTCAACCTGCTTTTACTTACAAAGCTTTAAACAGATTAATACAAGGTTCTGCGGCTGATATGACAAAAAAAGCAATGGTATTATTATTCGAAGAAGGTATTGTTCCTCACATACAAATACATGATGAGTTATGTTTTTCTATTGAGACAGAAGATCAAGCTAAAAAAATAAAACAAATCATGGAAGATGCTATAAAATTAGAAGTGCCTAACAAAGTGGACTATGAATCTGGACCAAATTGGGGTACAATTAAATGAGGATAAACTATGGCTTA